CTTGCAAAGTGATGTGGGGACATATCTTTATTGTATCATCCCAATTTCTTTATATCAAACTTTCCCCACTCTGACCAACGGGTAACGTCATAAGGGGTGTCTGATTGATCTATCTTTCTGTACTGCTTGCCTTCTGCTTCTACCTTTACATGCTTCCAGCTTTGTATATCAGACCAATATGCTATTTTTAAGGCTTCCTCTTCATTTTCCGCCCTCACTTTTTTCGTGTAGTAATCCGTCAGTGTAGCTGTAATTTCAAATAAAGGTAATCCTGTGTCATCGGACTCTTCAATTATGGGCCTATAAAAGAATCTCTCATAAAATACATTTTCCAGTCCGTCAAAGGGCTTTACGCTGTGGAGGTATCCTTGAGGAAAAAATACTGCGTCCCCTTTCTTTAAAACAAACCAGGCTTGTACATCTGAAAATACAACTTTTATTTCATCCTTAATACAAGTGATTGCTGTAATAGGAACTGCATCTTCTCTAAAATCAGAAAACACTTCCACGTCAAACTTTTGCCCCCACTTGCTTTGAACAACTTCAAGTAATGACCAATTCTCTACATCTTCCCTGTAGCACTGACTCACTGTTTCTATAATATCAATTATCGGCTGCATTTTTATCCTCAAATACAAAAGAAGGTTCAGGAGCAAGAACTTGACCAGATCTATGAAGGTCTGTTAGCCCTACTGCATCTGCACCTAGCTTATCTGCAATAATTGACAGCATGTCATAGTTACGTTGATTTTGAATAAAAATAGCACCAAGAAGCTCTCTCATATTATTAAATATGTCAAGCTCTAGGTCTTCCCCTAAATTACCCATCTGCCAATATCTCCTTTGTTATATGATCCCATTTATTGCCTTCCATGCTTTCTGAATTATTTATTACTAAATCCCCGTCATCATTTGTAAATGTATAAAGCCAAGGTTTAGGATTATCTAAATTAATTCTTCCAACTAAAATGTAATCGCTTCCGTCTTTAACTTCAAGTGTGATAGAAAAATTATCTACTTCCTTGTCGTGAGCCTCAATGTAAGCTCTTTCAATGTGTATCTTTGCCATGAGATGTTTGAGATAATAGCGGATAGTCTTCGTCCATCATATTATTAAACTCTTCGCTTCCAATCCAAAATATATTTCCCAACACTCTCCAGGCAATGTTTTTACCATTTGCAAGAGCATCTGATATAGCCCATGATAGCACCTCTGAATCTAATTTTCTACCCGCCTCTAAAAGCATAGTATATTCTACGCCCTTAATCTTTCTTGTTGTAAATATGGCATTTGATCTAACGGGCTTAAAAGACTCTGGCATATCTGGGTTAGTTAAAAAGTCACACTTAAAAGCCATGCAAGGGTTGACTGGCCTATTCTCATAACTACCGCAACCTTCATTTACTTTTACAAATGGGCAAGGAACAATACCAAGTTCTTCATTGATTCCCATGAAGTTGATTTCGTTGCTATTTGATAGCTTGATATCGGCCCTTAAATGGCCCTCACAGCATTTTGTACAGCCTTCACAGGACCTACCCTCAACTATTGGCAAAAAGTCCATCAGAAGCTACTTTTCGGTAATTCTGGATGCTAAATCCTTTGGGGTCACAAGTGCATGGGGCTTATTAGAAAGCTTGATCCCTGCAGCTGACGAATATGTCCAAGCAACTAGTTGAGAGCAAATAACGCTTTTTTCATTTTCAGCTCTTTTTAGATTTGGAAAGAACCCCAAGAATAAGATCTTCAATGCAATATTGATAATTGACCAAACTCCATAGCCATCATTAACAAATTCCATAGCCCTGGCTCTAATGTTAAGTCTTTCTGTTTCTGTCAAAGATGTATCAATCTGGGTATTCCAAACAATTGGCTTGCCGTCATATTTTGAAAGCTCTGACAAAGTTACACCTACTGGACGGGCTTCAACAATCTGATTATTGCCAAGATATACCCCAGCATGATTCCACTTTGATCCCGTGCCAAGCTGAATTAAACGTGCAGCCCAACCATTTGTTCTTACTACAAAATAATCGCCAACATTAGGCATCTTTAACTTTCCTTATCCGTTCTAAAACATTTTCGTATAATTGCTGGCCTACAGTATTTTTATAGCCACACGCTAAACATTGTAGCATAACTTTGTCACCCTGCTCTTTATGAATAAGTGGGTATACCGCTGGTTTATCTTCCTCATGCATGGGGCAGGGTAGAAAATCTACCTTGCCCTCTAATGCAAGATTGTAATATTCAGAGAATACTTTTAGCATGCAGAAACCTGGATATTTGCTTTGGCCATTACAGAATCTACATATTGCCGTACAGTAGGATTTCCTGGAACTTTCAAGTTCCAAGTTCTTACATTCCCCGCCCTTGATGGTAGTAAATGAGCAGCAATAGCTTTTTCCCAATTATGATATTTTTTATAAGATGCGGCAATCTCGCCAATCATCCTTTGATCCTGCACCCAAGACGGGGCTAGGCAAGCTGTTTTGTATCCCATGTAGTTATTCCATGATTGAGGCATATATTGATATGCTCCACATGCACTACTAGAATATGAATGTCTTGTATAAGCTCCTTCGCCACCAGTCTCTTGAGATTTAATTGCGTTTACAATTCTTGATATATAAACAGACGTTGTTTTATAATTCATTCCAATTTTAATATTTGGAGCGGGCATTTTAAATTTTTGTCCAGTGTCAAGATCAATGACAAGATAATTTGTAATCTTTAATTTCTTTTTATTATTATTATTTATTATATTATATATATTAACTATATTAATATGTTTTAATTTATTAATATATAATATATTAGAAGTATAGCGTATATTTTCTTGCATTCCTGCGTAGGCGGGAGAAAATCCTCCAAAAATCATTGTGATAATACTCACACCTGCCATTATGAATGCGTATTTCCACTTTCTTAGCCTTGCTATGTTCTCATTATTCATTTTGAACCTCCTGGGGTAAATAGTCGTAAAATCAATGCTATCATGATATACTAATAAAAACAAGGGACAAGCGTGAAAATATCATTTACTGGTGCTCCAGAATACATGGATAGGAATGTTGGATACGGAGAAGCATCCAATCATATATTTAATTCATTTGAAAAACTAGGTGTAGATTGTTTGGTTAAATCTAAACAAGCTAACATTGGTATTTCTTTTGTTCAACCTAACCTTTATACTTTTGCATCACATCAATATAAAATTGGTTACACACCATGGGAATCAACTGCTGTATTTGAAAATTGGATAACACCAATGAATTTTGTTATTGATGAACTTTGGGCAACTTCTGATTGGGTTGCTGGCGTATACTCAAAGTTGACTGATAAACCTATTTTTGTATACTCTCATGGAGTTGACGGATCTTGGATTCCAAAGAAAAAAGAAATTGATAAATCAAGACCTTTTAGATTTTTACACGTTGGAGAACCTGCATCAAGAAAAGATGCACAGTTGGTTGTTGATACTTTTATTAAATTATTTGGTGATGACCCAAACTATGAGTTAGTTTTAAAGTGTAGTCAAATTAACACTACAAGAATTTATGATCCGCAAACAGGAATGATTAGTGGTTCACCAAATACTTTTTATCCAAATATTAAAATTATAGAATCATTTTTATCTGTTGAACAAATGAATGGCTTGTATGATCTTTGCGATGTCTTTGTATACCCATCATGGGGCGAGGGTTTTGGATTTAATCCTTTGCAAGCTATGGCAAAGGGTATACCAACAATATGCACTGCGGAATGGGCACAGTATAAAAAATATATAACCATGCCATTGTCATCTACACCACACCCATCCCCCTGGCCTAAAACTCATCCAGGGATGATGTTAAAGCCAAGCTCTATGGAGTTAGAATTTTTTATGAGTGATGTAAAACACAATTATGAATCGTATTCTGAGCTTGCATACAAAAATGCTTTTTTGATACATAAAGAGTATAATTGGAATTCAGTTTCTAAACCAGCTGTAGAACGATTGAAAAAAATTGAAAAACAGAATTTTAGAAAATTTTTGTGATACACTTAAAATCTAAATTTAACCTCAAGGAGAAGTAATGTCTAATTCAATTGAAAACCCATATGAAAACTTTATTGCGTTGTCTCGTTATGCAAGATGGCTAGAAGATGAGAATCGCAGAGAGACATGGGGTGAAACTGTAGACCGTTACTTTAACTTTATGGTTGAGCATCTTGAAAAGAATAACAATTATAAGCCAGATGCAAAGCTTGTTGCAGAATTGCGTGATGCTGTATTTAACCGTAACGTTATGCCATCAATGCGTTCTGTT